CGGCTTCATTACCGTTTCTGAGGCCAAGGCTGACCCCGATATCGTTGCTGCCGACATGACCGGCCGCGACAAGTCTGCACCGGATACCGCAGAGTCCCTGCTTGCCGAGGGCAAGGAAGAGAAAGACCTGCCGGTTGAAAACCGGAAGCAGAAGTAAGCCATCATGGCCGACTTCGATATAGCGGCCTTCCGCGTCAAGTTCCCCGCGTTCGCTGATGAGGTCATCTATCCTGATGCCACCATCCAGAGCGCGGCGGACGATGCGCTGTGCTTCTTCACAGAGCATGCTTGCGCGTGCTCCGATCTGCTTTGGCAGCTGATCACCGCCCATCTGCTTCAACTGCGCACTGCTGCGGCTGCCGGCGGCGGTGGAACAGGCATGGTTACCTCTGCCAGCATCGACAAGGTTTCGGTATCGATTACCGCTCCCCCTGCCGCGGATGGCTACACCTATTGGCTGACGATGAGCCCCTATGGCTTGCAGGCCATGGCGCTTTTGTCGGGCTGCGGCGCTGGCGGACTCTATGTCGGAGGCAGGCCTGAGCGTTCCGCATTCCGCAGTGTTGGCGGCGGATTCCCCAATCGCGGGCGCTTCTGGAGATGAAGGTAGAGCACAAGCCAGGTGCTCGCCCTGATCTTGAGAGGGCCATCAAGGATCTTGCCCGCAAGCAAGCACGAATGGGGTTCTTCCCGCATTCACAGTACGCAGACGGCACCCCTGTTGCCTATGTGGCAACGATCCAGGAATTCGGTTATCCAACTGGCGGCATACCATCTCGCCCATTCTTTCGGCCTACCATTGCCGAGCAGCGCACAGCCTGGCGTGACTCGTTGGCTAAAGGATCGCGCGCGGTCATGCGAGGCAGGCTGACTACCGAGCAGATGCTGACTCAGTTCGGTCTGTCTGCCGCTGGCGATGTGAAGAAAACGATATCCCTGGTGATGACTCCAGAGCTGGCCGAGAGCACTATTGAGGCGCGCAGATCGCGCAGAAAAACGCCCGGCGTGTCGACCAAGCCGCTTGTGGATACCGGGTATATGCTTAGCCAAGTCGATGCGGATGTGGTGGATAAATGATCGTCCCAGGCAGCAACCTCCTAAACCTAGCGCTGACCGTGATCGGCTCCCAGGCGCTTGCTTGGTATCGCGCAACTGGGCGAACCCCGAATGCGCTTGGGGAGTTCATTGCTACTTATGCTGACCCTGTCGTGATTTACGGCTCTCTGCAGCCTATCGATAAGGCCAAATACGAAGCGATGGGTCTAGATCTCGCCAAGACCTATTACGCTTTCTACACCTCGAACGGCATCGAGGGTGTTCGCCGCGATGATTCGCCAGACTGGTTGCGCTGGAATAACCGCCGCCTTGAGGTTGTCGACGAAGCTGATTGGTTGATCCAGGATGGCTGGCGTGGTCTTGTGCTGGTTGATGAAGGCCCGGCTCCAGAGGTTCCGCCGCAATGACCGACAACCATCTTGGCATATTGATCCGGCAAACAATGATCTCCTTGCTTGCTCAGCAAGGTATCAGTGATCTGCCTGTCATCGTTGCATTTCAGCCAACTACTCAAGGCAGGGATGCCCGCGGGATTTATATCAACGCCATGCCGTCGCGTCGCTATGGATGGCAGGAAAGGCGCGACGTTTACGACGAAGTTTCCGGCGACCAAATTCACACCGAAGGCCAATGGCATGAGCAGACTTTCCAGGTGCAAGGCTTTACGCCGGCAAACATCAATGACCTGAATGAACTGAGAGCCAAAGACCTGACCGAAATCGCCGCAATGCTCATTGCCTCGCAGCCATTCTTGCAGGCTTTGACTGCTGAGAATGTAGGCCTGCAGCGCATCACCGAAGTTAGAAATCCGTTCTTTGTAAACGATGAAGGCAATTTCGAGGCCAATCCTAGCTTTGACTTTACCGTTACGCATAAACGGACGATAATCCAGACGACTCCGTCTATCACTTCAACCGATTTCCAAGCTATCCGAGTATAGGAGCCGACCCGATGTCGATCAGTATTGAACGGTATGTTCAGATCACCTCCGGCGTGATTGGAGCGCAAGCAGTAGCTGAGCGCGAACTGATCGGCCTTCGATTCACCACCGATCCCCGAGTTCCTGTAGATGCCATGGTTGTAGTTGATCGCGATGGCGCGATTGATTACTTCGGCGCCTCTGCTCCGGAGACTGTGTTTGCCAACCAGTACTTCGCGTACATCAGCCCTGCTCCTGCTTCCCAGGCTCAGCGCCTGCGCTTTGCTGCATGGCCTAAGGTTGCTCGTGCTGCTCGCATCTATGGCGCCGAAACCAATACCCAGCTGACCGCATTCCAGGCCATCTCCGACGGGGCGCTAAATCTGACTCTTGGAGCTACGACCCACGAGCTGACCGGCATCAACCTAGGCACGGCTGCTTCCTTCGCCGATGTCGCCGCCGCCCTGCAGACAGCTATTCAGGCGTATGTCGCTGGAGGCGCTAACTGGACTGCTGCAACCGTTACCTATGATGCTGTTGCAGGTTCGTTCAATCTGCTTGGCGGTACTACTGGAAACGCAGCAATCAATGTCGCCGATGCATCCGTCGGCACTGACCTTGCGCCTCTGCTTGGCTGGGGTGTTACTGGCGACATCATGAGCCCTGGCTCTGTTGCCATGACCCCGCTCGAGGCATTCCGCAATGCGGAGCAGATTACCGACTCGTTTGGTTCTGCTTCGTTCAGCAATGGCTCGGCCATCAATGGCATACTGAGCGTGTCCGAGTCTGTAGAGCTGGCTACCTATGTGGCCGCTCAGAACGTCAAGTATCAGCTGTATGTACAGGTCGCGAAGTCCGACGAAGAGGACTACCAAGCAGCGCTGATCAACATCCAGTCGGTCGGCTTGATCCTGAACGCCACTGCCGGCGAATGGAAAGAAGCACTGCCTGCCGCAATCATGGCTGCGACCAACTACAGCCGCCAGAATGCGACCGTGAACTACATGTACCGCCAAGGCCCGTTCACTGCCGACGTGACTACGGACGAAGAGGCTGACCTTTTTGATTCGCATCGCGTTAACTACTACGGCGAGACTGCCAGCGCAGGCCAGAAGCTCGCCTTCTTCCAGCGCGGTTACCTGATGGGTGGCGCTACTGCTCCGCTGGACATGAACGTCCATGCCAATGAGCAGTGGCTTAAAGCGTTCCTCACCGCTCGCCTGCTGAGCCTGCAACTTTCCCTCGGCCGCATCCCTGCCAACAATGAAGGCCGTGGTTACATTCGTGGCCAGATCATGGAGGGCGTGAACCGCGCCAAGCTGAACGGAACCATCCTGATGGGCAAGGAGCTTACCGTTGCTCAGCAGATCGCCGTTACCCAGCTGACTGGCGATCCGGACGCATGGCGCGATGTACAGATCCAGGGCTTCTGGCTGGATGTCGTCATCGTGCAGGAGACCGGTCCGAGCGGCGTTACCGAGTACATCGCACAATACACCTTGGCCTATAGCAAGAACGACGTTGTTCGCAAGGTCGAAGGCTCGCACAACCTGGTATAAGGGGACGACACGTGGAAGACGTAAGCGCAACAGGCATCAGCCTTACCATCATCGCGGACAAGACGTTCCCGAACGGCTTCACTGTGACCGAATTCGCAGATGATGCCGACCCGCTGGATTTCCCGGCTATCGACATCGCCACGACTGCGATGAACGTTAACGGTGACCTTGTGAGCTTCAGCTCGCCGGTCCCGCTGACTACTACCATCAACGTCATCCCTGGCAGTGCTGCGGACAACAACCTGTCGATCCTGTTCGAGGCAAATCGAGCAGCACGCGGCAAGGTTGTCGCTCGCGACATCATCACCATCATCGCCAACTATCCGGATGGCACGACTGCCACCCTGAGTAACGGCAAGATGACCAATGGTATCCCTGGTAAGGGCGTGGCAAGCGCTGGCCGCATCAAGACACCGTCTTATGCGTTCGCCTTCCAGGACTTCCAGCGCACTCGGAACCAGTCGCTGTAACTGCTATGCTGCATTAGCCGGCTAGGGGGCACCCGAAAAGCGCCGACCTCAGCGTCTGCCGGCAATCAATTAGAGGCCAATCAGAGGAATTGGAATGTCTACTCCGCTTATCCAGCCGAAGACGGTCGACATCAAGGACCGTGACGGCAACATCAAGCAATTCGTGATCAGTCGTCTACCGGCTGTAGCAAGTCGCTACATCATGGCTAACTACCCCGTCAGCAACATCCCTAAGCTCGGCGAGTACAAGGCCAGTGAAGAGGCGATGCTCAAGCTGATGGGATATGTGGCAGTTGTGGTAGAGGGGCGTGAAGATCCGCTGCGACTGTCCAATATCGACCTGATCAACAACCACGTACCAGACGGCGAATCCCTGTTGCGCATCGAGTTCGCCATGCTGGAATACAACTACAGTTTTTTCGGACAAGGCGGCCTGTCAAGTTTCTTAACAGGCTTGATCGAGACACACCTTCCCAAGATTATCTCAACGCTGATGGCTTCTTTGCCGCCATCGTTAGTGCGGGACTTGCAAGCTGGACCGAACTCAAAACCACAATCGACATAGAAGAAGCGTTTGACCTGTGGGAAATCGTCGTGACCAACCGTTACAATGAGATGCTCGCAGTCGAACACAGCAAAAAGAAAGCGGGCCGATAGAGGCCCGTTTTTGCAGGAGCCAGAATGCTGCTAGATACCTTCGTCACGGTTTTCCAGGCTGATACCAGCAAGCTGGATGATGGGCTTAGGCGCTCAGACAAGAGCGCTGACGATCTTATCGACAGCCTGAAGAAGACCGACGACCAAGCCAGCAAGACCGGCTCTGCATTTGCCGGGTTCGCGTCGAAGGCTCTTGGCGCATTGACTGCCGCGGTTAGCGTTGGATCGCTGATCACCAATGCTGTGGTGCGCGCCCAGGAAGTCACCAATCTAGCCAACACTGCCGACGCCTTGGGATTGGCTGTCGAAGAACTGGATGCGTTTGGCCGTGCTGCCCAAGCTGCTGGCGGGGATGCACAAGGCGCCAGGGACTCCCTTGTGGACATGGCCGAGACAATCGGCGAGGCGCTGCAGGACGTGGAATCTCAGCGGGCCAAGACACTGACCGGATTGGGTGTATCCCTGCGCGACGTAAAGGGAAACGCCATCGATGCCGTAGAGGGCATTTTGCGCCTGGCTGACTCGGTGCAGAACCTCAGCCGCGAAGAAGCAGTGTTCCGCATCAAGGAATTGGGCATTACCGACAACAAGACGGTAGAGCTGGTGCTGCGTGGCCGAAAAGAGCTGGAGCGCATGCTGGCTGTACAGAAGGAGCAAGGTGTAGTCACCAAGGAAGCGGCCGAGAATGCGCGCAAGTTTACCGAGTCGACCAATGCTCTGCGTGGAGCATGGGAAGGCGCGAGCACAAACTTCATGAGCGCTGTGCTCCCAGTGCTGACTACTGTGGTTGAGTGGCTGACAAAGGTTGTCGAATGGGCCGGCAAGCACTCTGACTTCATCACCGGATTCTTTATCGCCATCGCGACCGTGATTACGGCCATATACCTGCCTGCGATGATTAGCGCTGCTGCTGCAACCTTAGCGGCAACCTGGCCCATCATCGCCATTGCCGCGGTGATCACAGCGCTCGCTGCGGCCTTCGCTCTGGCCTATGACGACATCATGAACTTCATCGATGGCAATGATTCGTTCATTGGCCAGGTGTTCGAGAAATACCCCATCGTGAAGGACGTAGTCTTTGCGGTGATCGATGCGTTTAAGTTGATGGGGACTGCTCTAGGCGCAGTATTCAGTTTCCTTGTGGATAGCTGGAAGGCGACCTTCGATTTCATCATGAAGGGCGTAGACCTAGTCAAAGAAGGCCTGCTGTCAGCGGCTGAGTTCTTCGGATTCGGTAGCGAGGACAATGCCGGCGGAGCTCGTGGGGCTGCATCTCGATTCGGTGTAGTTGATGGGAATGCTCAGCTTGCATCCGCAGCAGCATCCCCGCTGAACTCTGTAACCAGCAACGCAATTACCAACTCCAACAGCGCAGTCAGCCGCAGTAACAATGTAGAGATCGGACAGCTAAACGTGCAGACTCAGGCGACCGATGCTAACGGCGTGGCTTCTGGCATCGGCGGAGCACTGAATCAGCAGATTGCCGATATGGACGACGAATTCTCCAGCGGGGTAGCGCGCTAATGGCACTGACCAACCCAGGCCTAAACGAGTCCGCGCAGGATGCCGTTGCCATTCTGGATGGAGAGACGTTTCAGCCTCTGTTTGCCGGTCTCAACCCGATGCGGGTCACGGTTCGGGAAACGTCCAAGGTAACCAGCTTTGCGGTTGAAGACGGCACGCAGCGCTCTGATCATCGCTACTTCGACCCGGTAGAGATCGATCTTCCGCTACTGCTGACCGATGAAATTCGGGATACCTTTGAGAAGCTGCGCCAAGCGTACATTGATGGGCGCACAGTGATCGTGCAAACAAAGGTGCGCTCCTATCCTGAAATGATGATCATGGAAATGCCCCATGACGAGGATATGAGCGAGTCCGCTCCGATTGCTTTCAGGCTGAAAGAGATCAAGACGGTAAAGCCCGAGTACGGCACGCTCCCGCCTTCGCAGGTAGCTAGCCAGAAGCAATCCAGTACCGTGAAGAAAGGAAACCAGCAGACCACCGAATCCGACGCGCCTACGCAGCGCAAAGCATCCGTGCTCTATGAGATCGTGAACTGATGCGAAACGTACCTATCGACGCCGTACCTAACCAGTCCCTGTCATTCACGATAGGCTCTGATCGTTGGTCTATCCGCATCAAGCAGGCGGTCAGTTCCATGTTCATCGATGTCGCGCTGAATGATGTGGATATCGTGCTTGGCCATCGCATTGTCATCGGGACGCCTATCCTTCCGTATCGATATCAGCGCAGCTACGGCACGCTTCTGATGCTGACTGATAATGAAGAGCTGGCGGACTGGACTAAGTTTGGTTCGACACAGCAACTCGTCTTTGCCACGGCGGATGAGCTCAATGACGCTTGACCTTCGCCGTATCAGGGTCGGTATTGAGATCCGCGGCCAGATCAATTGGTATGAAGGCCTGCGCATCAAGGCTACCGGGACCAAATACGCCAACCCGCTGCAGAACGATTGCTCGGTAACGATCAGCGGGCTAAAGCAGGCGACCCGTGATTACCTGCTGACCGAGACATCACCATTCAACGAGAACAAGACGGCTAAGCGCCTCATCGTTGAAGTTGGCCGCGTATCGACCGGGGTGTTTCGCCTGTTCATGGGAGACATAGTGAGCGCCGAGCCTGGTCCGCCGCCTGATCTTGATGTGACGATAAAGGCCAAGACGCAGAGCGCTCAGTCTCGAAATGTGGTGTCGACCTCAAGCGGACCTAGCACGCCACTATCTGCACTGGCAAAGAAGGTTGCCGGCGACTTATCGCTGAACCTGGATTTCCAGGCTTCGGATAAGAACATTGCGAACTACACTCACACTGGCTCGAATCTTGCGCAGGTGCAAAGGCTGCAGGAGGCCGGTGGCGTTTCTGCATATATCGATGATGACCGGCTGATCGTGAAGGATGTTGGTCGCCCCCTGAGTGGCCGAGTTAAGGTTCTAAGCAAGGATAGCGGCATGGTCGGCATACCTAGGTCGACCGAAGAGGGCTGCAACGTTACCTTCCTTATCGATCCAGAGACGGCCATTGGTGGCGCGCTACGAATTGAGAGCCTTCTGAACAAGGCTATGAATGGTGATTATGTGATAACTCAGCTTGCATTTGATGCAAACACACATGACACGCCGTTCTATTACACGGCCACGGCGAAGCGTCTATGAGCACTCCCATCCAGCAGCCAAACACCAGCCAGGCCAGCCAGGGAAGTCTTGGCGGCAAGATTCGCGATGTCCTTACCCGCTGGCTGCGGGAAGAAGTCGACGACATGCTACCTGCCGTAGTGATCAGCTACGACGATGATGCGAATACCGCAGTAGTGCGCCCACTGGTTATGGTCGGCACAACAGACGGACTCAAGGTCAGCCGCTCGCAATTGCCGCCTGTTCCTGTGTTTCGATTCGGAGGCGGCGAGTTCTTCATTCGTTTCCCGATCAAGCCAGGCGACTTCGGATGGATCAAGGCTCAGGATCGTGATGTGTCTCTCGTGATGCAGCGCGGAGGTGCCGAGGATTGGCCGAACACTACTCGCCTGCACAGCTTTAGCGATGGGATATTCATCCCGCATGCGGTCAAGGATTGGATCATTGCTGAAGAGGATGCTGATGCTGCGGTCTTCCAGTCGCTGGATGGCATCACGAAAGTGGCCCTGCATGCTGATAAGGCGGTGATCGCTTGCGGAGAAACGCGCATTGAGATCAGCGAAACTAGCGTGATTCAGACCGTTGGAGCTAGCGTCATCACGACTACTGCAGCCGGAGTTGCAATCGTCAGCCCTACTCTGACCCATAACGGCATCAATATCGGCTCAACCCATCGCCACAAAGACGTTACCCCAGGCACTGGTAACTCTGGAGTCCCCGTATGAGAACCTTCCTGGCTAACGATAAGAATGACTTGGCGCGCGCTGCAGACGGCAATCTCAAGATCATTAGCGGCATTGAGGCAATCGCCCAGACTTGCAAGGAAGCCATGCAAACGAGACTGCGCGAGATGATCCATGCGCAGACCAGCGGCATTCCGTTTGATCCAGTGCTTTGGGATGGAGCGCCTAACGCTGCTCAGTTCGAGGCATCCGGGCGAGTAAGGCTTATGCAAGTTCCTGGCGTGCTTGAGGTCATTAGCTTCCAAGCGAGACTGATCAACAATACAATGGGTTATGTTGCCACGATCCGCACCACTGAAGGCGAGACGACCATAAATGGCTGATTACAATTTCGTCCAGCAGACCGGCGTTATCGTCCCTGACACAGATAGCCTTCTGACGCAGGTTCAGGGTGAATATCTCGCTGCTTTTGGCGCAGATCTCCCCCTTGATCCGGCAACTCCTCAGGGCGTTCTGATCACTGCCGAAGTAGAGGCCAGAGACAGCGTAGTCCGCAACAATGCCGAAGTTGCCAACCAGATCAACCCGAACCTATCTGGCGGTGTCTGGCTGGATGCGATCTGTGCGCTGACCGGACTTATGCGCGACCCAGCTACACGCTCAAGCATTGCGGGGGTTTTGCTGACTGGCGTTCCTGGAACCCCTATCCCAGCAGGAACGCGTGCGTCTACCGATGACGGCGCGATCTTCTATACCACTGGCGCGGTTGTTCTGGATGCTGCCGGGCAAGCGACTGTTTCCATGGAGTCCGAAGAGTTCGGGCCAATCCCGGCGCCTGTGAATACCCTGGTCAACGTGGTTGACGGGGTTATTGGCTGGGAAACGGTAAACAACCCAATCGCCGCGGTGCTGGGCACCCTGCAACAATCCGACCAATCCCTGAGAGCGCAGCGCAAGCGCACTTTGGCTCTGCAGGGAGTCGCGCTGGCTGAGGCCATCATTTCCGGACTCTACGATACGCCCGGAGTTAAGAGCCTGCAGTTCCGCGAAAACGTGAATAACGCCACGACAGTAATTGACGGCATCACTCTCGTGGCGCACTCCGTTTGGGCTTGCGTGGACGGCGGCACTGATCTGGACGTTGCAACCACTTTGCTTGAGGAAAAGAGTAATGGCGCTAACTGGAATGGTGCTGTCGAGGTGGACGTTCTAGAGCCTGCTAGCGGACAGACCTACACCGTAAAGTTTGATCGACCGACCCTGGTGCCATTCCTGGTAAAGGTAACGGTTCGTCAAATGGACGCCACGGCAGACCCTCAGGTTGCTGTTCCAGAAGCTGTGATGGCCTATAACGACAACGTTATTGATGGCGAGACGGGCTTGGTAGTTGGTCAGCCGGTATCCCCGTTCGAGATTGCTGGCGCGGTCAATCAGTTGACGCCAGGAATCTTCGTGCAGAAGGTAGAGATAGCTCCGGTTCCTGCCATGGGTCCGCCTGTTTGGCAGACGACCGAGTTGCCAATTGCGCTCAATGAGAAAGCAAACACGACCATTAGCTCTGTGACTGTGGTGGTTCTCTAATGGCTCGCCAGCAGGCGCTAGATTTCTCGACTGAGCTGCTGACCGCGATCCTTTGGCAGCACGATAACGCCACGTCATTGATCAGCCTGCTCGAGCAAAAGCAGGCCTGGTATGACGAGAATCAAACCTCGTTTTGGAGCGACTGGCTGCGCGATGTGTTCGATCTGCGCACGGCCAACGAATTCGGCTGCCAGGTTTGGTCGATCATCCTCGGCATCCAGCTATCGGTAAACGAAGGCGCGAACACCGACAAGCCCACCTGGGCATTCGGCGCATTCCGGCAGAACTTCGAGCGTGGTAACTTCAGCAATACCACCGACGTAACCATTCCGCTGACCATCGAGCAGAAACGCCTGGTGCTGCGTCTGCGGTACTTCCAGTTGGTATCCCGCGGCACTGTTCCTGAGACCAACCGCTTCCTGAAGTACATCTTCGAGGACGTCGGATCGGTGTACGTGATCGACCAACTCGATATGAGCTTCGTCTACTACGTGTTCACCTTCGTGCCATCCTCGCAGCTTCTGTTCATCCTGCAGAAATACGACATCCTGCCTAGGCCGGCTGGCGTTGGCGTGAACTACCAAATTATCACCGGGCCGGCTTTCGGCTTTGATGAGTACAACTTAAACTTTGACCACGGCACCTTCGCTGAATAGGCCTGACAATGGATCAGAAATACTTCCTGTACCCGTTTGCTGATAGCGGCGATAAGACAGCCATACCGGATGATTTGCAGCCGACTGGAGATGTCAGCTTCTTTGCTGGCTACGGTTTCGACTACGAGCGAGAGCTAGGCGTTGATCCGGATGCAAAGGCGATTGAACGGCAGAAGATGAACTATCTTCTTGGCGCAATCACTGAGAATATCAAGCAGTATCAGGAATACGGCACTCCGGAATTCATCACCAGCGCCGATAACGGTGGCTCGCCATTCCCGTATGCCAAAGATGCGATGGTCCGTTATCGTGCTCTGATCACTGACCCCTTCGTTACCTATGAGTCCTTGGTCGACAACAACACGTCGCTGCCAACTGACACCACCAAGTGGCGGAAGTACGGGTACACCTCGAACCTTTCTGGCAATCCGATCATTGAAGTGCGTGGCGATGGCTATGTGCGGTTTGCTGGTTTCGTAGTGATCAATACCAATGCCTCTGGTATCGGATCTGCCGTGGTCAAC